GGTATCTACCGTATATTATTCAAAGAAGCAGGTAAGTTTGTAGGCAAATACAATAAATTGCCTACAGCTGAGTCATTTAAGATCGAACTCGATCAAGCAGATGCTCTCAATGGAGAGAACTACACGGTCGCTGTCGATATCTTGCCTCAGTTGTTTTCAAGCGAGCCTATCGATGAGCAATGGTTACTTGATACTACTGAAAAGTGGTGTCAAGACCGTGCCATCTATAATGCCATCATGGAGTCAATCACTATCATCGATGGTAAACATGAAACACTAACAAAGGGGGCATTGCCTGACCTTTTAACAAAAGCGTTAGGTGTTGCATTTGATACAAATGTCGGACACGACTACATCGAAAACTTCGAAGACAGATTCGACTTCTATCATCACGAAGAATCTCGAATCGCTTTTGACCTCGAGTACTTTAACAAAATTACAAAAGGTGGAATCCCGAACAAAACTCTTAATATTGCTCTCGCTGGTACAGGTGTCGGTAAGTCTTTATTTATGTGTCATGTTGCATCGTCTGCTCTAGTAGACGGTAAAAATGTATTATATATCACCATGGAGATGGCTGAAGAACGCATTGCGGAACGTATAGATGCCAATCTACTCAACGTAACGATTGATCAACTACCGAACTTGTCTCGGGAGATGTATCGTACAAAGGTCGAAGATATCGCTCGTAAGACAAATGGTCGATTAATCGTAAAAGAATATCCTACTGGCTCTGCACATGCTGGACATTTTAGAGCTTTACTCAACGAACTTAAATTGAAAAGACAGTTTGAGCCTGATATGATCTTTATTGATTATCTTAATATCTGTGCCTCATCAAGAATGAAGGGAATGGGCGGTGCTATCAACTCTTACAATTATATTAAGGCGATTGCAGAAGAGTTACGTGGTCTCGCGGTCGAGTTCGATGTCCCTGTTTTTAGTGCGACTCAGACTACACGTTCTGGATATTCAAACTCAGATGTTGGCCTCGAAGATACATCAGAGAGTTTTGGTCTCCCAGCCACAGCAGACTTCATGTTCGCACTCATCTCAACAGAAGAACTCGAACGTCAGGGTCAAATGATGGTCAAACAATTGAAGAATCGTTATAACGATCCTACATTCCATAAGCGTTTTGTTATTGGAGTCGATCGCGCAAAGATGAGACTATACGATGCAGATGATGCAGAACAAACTCTTGTTGATGATACACCTGTATTTGACACAACTGCAGCTGGAGAAGCAATAAACCAAGCTGTACAAAAGAGAGTCAAGACAACAGATTGGAACATTTAATGAATAGAGCTGGTTGGTTAGAAAAACTTATCAATGAAAATAATTACACAAAGGGCATCGAACTAGGTGTACAAGACGGTAATACTTACAAATACCTTGTATCAAACTGCCCAAAACTCAGACTTTGGGGTGTAGATATTTGGGCAGAAAAAGATGTTAGGCAACATGGTGATACGGGCTTATTGCGTATGGCTCAAGAGAAAAATAACTATGTAGCTTTACAGGCTTATATTCGTGTGAATAACTTTCAGAATAGAGCTAAACTAATTCGAGACTTTACACATAATTGCTCTGATCAGTTTACAGATGGTTACTTTGACTTCATCTTTGTTGACGCGTCACACACATACGATGATGTCAAGAAAGATATCGAATTATGGGCACCAAAAGTAAGAAAAGGTGGTTGTATTAGTGGTCATGATATCAATATGGATTCAGTAAAGCGCGCAGTAAATGAATCTGTAGCAGATTATGAGACTACAGTCGATAACGTATGGTATAAGATGGTATGATAGGACTTGGTTTCACAGGAGGTATGGACAGCACAATGTTGCTGTACGAACTCTTGCAAGAGACCGAAGAACAAATAGTATGTGTTACTAATGATATCAGATCACGTAATACTGTAGCTTATAAAAACTCTGCGAAAGTACTAGCATACTTTCAATGTGATCGCATCACTCATTATACAGATAGTACTTACGGGGTAGATCATTTTGAAACTTATATTCGTGCTATGTTTAAGTTTAAGTTAACAGACTTTTACTTTGGTACGAGTAAGATAATTGATCATGTACTCAATGATACTAGACATACTATGCTGAATGGTCATGATCGTGTAGACTTTCGTGGTCAAGTTATTAACGGTGTAAAGATACATCAACCATACTTTGATTTATATAGGACTGATATCATAGACAAGTATATTAAATATGACATGATAGATATAATGAACATGACAAACTCATGTGACAAGTTGATTGAGAAACCATGCGGCGAATGCCAAGCATGTAGAGATAGGGAATGGTCGATAAATGTTAAAGAAAATTGCTGAACACTTCGGTGGTCCTGAATATCCAGGTCGTAGAGCAGAGATATTTCATGACACAGATAGAGATTGCTTTACTGTAAAATACTATCAAAAGAAAACTTACGAAGAACTCGTAGATGAACGTGATATGATTACTGATGGAACTGCACATAGTATGCGTTATGCCGAAGATGCAGCAGAGAACTTTTGTCTTGGTTATATGACAGTTGGTGATGGAGAGAAAAGAGATGGATAAAGTATTGAGAAGACTTGGACTAAAGGATGACTATGGTTACTGCGATACAAGTATTGTAGGCTTTATTGTGCTTTGGTCAGTATTTGGCTATGGTGCATTTATTGTTGTAACAGAAATTTGGAATAAATTCTCATGAACGTACGGTTAATTTCATATTCACAAACAGCGGAGAACCTACATGTCGGTAAAGATATCCAAGAACTCATTGCGTATTGCGCCCGTGTCTCGAACCCCTCGAACCAAAATAACGAAGAAACGTCCGAACGTCTATTATCCTATCTCGCAAAGCACAAGCACTGGTCGCCTTTCGAGATGGTGTCTGCTTGCTTAGAGATCGAGACTACACGAGATATCGCACGTCAGATCTTACGTCATAGGTCATTCTCATTTCAAGAGTTCAGTCAACGATATGCTAATCCTCTTGAAGACTTAAAGATGACTCCAACTAGCGAGATCAGAGCTCAAGACCCAAAGAATCGTCAAAACTCTGTAGATCGAGAAGACGTAGATATTCAAATGGATTGGATCAAACATCAGTGTGAGGTAATCAATGCTGCAAAGAAAGCATATGAGTTTGCCATTGATAATGGTATTGCAAAAGAACTGGCCCGTAAAGTATTACCAGAAGGTTTGACAGAATCAAGGATGTATATGAATGGCACACTTCGTTCATGGATTCATTTCATCGAGTTGAGATCTGGTAACGGTACTCAGAAAGAATGTCAAGAAGTTGCGCTTGCTTGTGCTAAAGCAATCGCTGAGATCTTCCCACTTACAGATAAATTTATCGAAAAAAATTAAAATAAAGCGAAAAAAACTGTTTACATTCCTCCCATTATAGGGTATAATAGACCTATAATCAATGAGGAGTTTATATTATGATTTCAAATTCAAAGTTTCGTTCAATCGTAAAGTCAATGCCTGTTGAAAAGCAGTGGGAAACTATCGATCGTGAACTTCGCATTCTTCCAGAGTTCATCATGGAAGAAGTTGCTCGTGTCCCTGTGTTACCTAACACAGACAAAGTAATCAAGAAGCTTGAGTCTCGGTTAAAGTGTGCTCGTTTAATGAAATCATCATTGCTTGCAAATGGTCGAGTTGTATAATGCTTAAGTACCTTGCACCTCTATTCGCTGTAGCATTTATCGGTGGCTTTGTCACTGGTAAATCTGCATTCGGAGCTACAACAGCAGAAGCTGGCATGTTTCATTCATCTGAAACAGAGCAAAAGTGTCTTGCTGATAACATTTATTTTGAAGCTCGTAATCAACCTGCGAAAGGAATGATCGGTGTCGCTCTTGTCACTCGTAATCGCGTTAATGATAGTCGTTTTCCTCATTCATACTGTGAGGTTGTACAACAAGGACCTACACGTTCATCGTGGAAAGATATTGACATTGAAGTCCCTATTCGTCATCGGTGTCAATTTAGTTGGTATTGTGATGGGAAGTCTGATGATATTCCTTATTATGATGTTGACGTTTATCAATTTGCTCGGACCATCGCTTTTAAGGTCTATTATGGACATCTTGATGATTTTACCGATGGTGCAACACATTATCATGCAACCTACGTAAGTCCTGAATGGGCTTCTTCGAAGACCTTAACTTTGATCGTCGATGATCATA